ATGTCAGACAAAGAAAAAGCCGTGTACAAACAAATCGGAGACGTTCTTGGCTTTGACATACTGAAAGACTATAAGCGTGCAGGAAATATTGAAAATGGTGATTATGTTTACAGTCTCACGGACAAAAGACGTGTGCTCAATTTGTTCACTGATTTAGCAGAAAAATACGGTATCAAGTTTTTTAATGCAGATAACTTGATTGACGGTGGCAGATATGGCTGCGGCTGTGAGTGCTGCGGTACTGAATTTCTCAGAAATCACAAAATCTGGGGCGGCTGCAACCGCGCCCAATTCTATGACAGTAAGAGTGAGCACTCAGAAGAGTTCGGCAAATGCCTTGTCAACTTCGTAAGGAGTGACGCAAACAAAAACAAGACGATTGCCGAGGTCTGCAAGAAATACAACAAGAAAGACAATGCAATCCCCTATTTCGAAACGATACCACTTTACTAAATTATGAGAAATTTGAAATGTATATACTGCAATGCAGATTTAATATGGCAGAATGACTTTGACAATGATGACTGCGAAAGAATCACTCATTATTACAGTTGCTTGCACTGCGGTGCGGAGTACGCAATAACTGAGCCAGTGTCAGAGCAAGACGAAAAAGAGACAGCCGTTTAAGACTGTCTCTCTCTTATTCTTTTTTAAATTTCGCATAAACAGCAACAATCGACTCTGTTTTGATGTTGATTTCGACTTCAATTAACTTCATACTATTTGTTATTTTACTTGAAATCCACACATCTGCACTTATAATCTCAGGACGTTCAATCGACTCACAAATCTTTGAAACTTCCTCCGCATTATAGTTTTCGCTGTTTGCATTGTCAAACCAGCAATATTTAGAGAAAACTGTTTTGACTGATTCAGTCAGATAGGTATTGACTATTTTTAATATTTCATTTTTATTCATAAACTTTGAATTTGATTGTTAATACAAAGTAAATTTCTCGACGTTGCTGACTGTTCGCTTACGCTTTGACTCTGCTTTTACACACTGCAAATTGAGTTTGTCGATACGCATTGCAAGTTTGTTTCGCTCTGCTTGCAGTGCTTCATATTGAATTATAACGTCAGTGTGTTCGGCTTTGAAAGCATTGATTTTCTCTGTTGCTTTCGCTGTTTCTGCTTCTACTTTTGCAGTCTCTATACGACGTACTTCATCAATCTGTTCTTTAAGAGTTGCAAGCGCGTCTTTGACTGATTTGCCGCGCACGTCAGCGAGTTCGCTGATGACTTGCAAACACTGTTCGGCTAACGACTGCTGTTGACGCTCTGCTGTAGTGTGTCTGTTTGCTCGTTTCGCCGACCTTGCTGCGGCTTTCTGCTGATGCTGCTGCCACCATTCAAGTAAAGAGTCAGCACTGTCACCGTCACACTCGATTGCATAGTCTTTGTTACGACCTTGCGCACGTCCAAGGTACGTGCAAAGTTCTTTTTTCTGCTCGACTGACAGACTTGTCATCTGTTCAATCTGTTCTTTTGATTTGATTGTCATTTGTTGCGGCTTGACCGTGTTGCCGTAGGGCTGTATTATTATTAAAAAAATATCTCTGAAAAACAGAGCGGCTTTCACAAGTGGCTCTGTAAATTCACAGTATGAAAAAAACTAAATTCAAATCACGCTTGATTTCTGAGTGCAAATATACACTGACTTTCAATCACTTGCAAACAGTGTTAAAAAATAACTGAGTGACATTTTGAATTGGTTTCAATATGAAACGAGTGAGCCAAATTTAACGGAATTTCACAGAAAATCGCCTCGCTTGCTGTCATTTCAAACTTAAAACTTAATAAACGTTTATATTTGCAAACAAACACAAACAAACTCGTTTCTATATGAAACCGAGTGTCTGTTTCAAAATAAAAAATCAAGTCTTATGCGGAAATCTGAGACACAAAAATGACACATTGCAAAGCATTTCTTGTTTTTGCTTTACAATATGTCAGTTTTATGTCTGTATCAAGTTTAATGTATTTAACTTTTGATAACAAGCCGATTGCAGACGTTCATTGAGTGTCGTGCATACTTAGCCAAGTTGTGCCAAGACCTGCATAATTGCCGACGTATATATAAGTATCTCTCGACTGCGTACCGTTCAAGTCAGCGTAATAATTGTTATTGCGATTTGCATCAACAATGACTGCACCGTGATTGCTGTTGCTATACGGTACGACATAGATGTTTGTATGAGTCCAATTTATAACTGTAATAGTGTACCCCGTTGGCAGTGATGCAGTCTCACCGTCAGCGTCAGTGAATGTCGGTGGCGGCAAAACAATCCACGACTCACACTCATTAAAACTGCTATCGATGTAACCACTTGTCACAATGCAGATTCCTCTATCTCTGTATGGGTCTATTCTGAAAGCATATTTTGTTTCTGAGATATTGCCGACTGTCTGACTTGTAAACAGATAAGGACTTGTGCCACTGCCGACGCTGAAAGTCGGCATATAATTATAGAACGGTAGCCAGACAGGTTTGTAATTCGGTGCTGTCCCTTTCACTTGACAAGCAACGTCCATTGACTTATTACCAAACGCGTCTGCATTGCTCCATCTGATGCCGTTAAAGCCGTATCTCAACTGCAATTCTGATTCACCCGACCAGAGCAATTTATTTGCACCCGCGTGACTGTAAAAGCCATCGCGTCCGATGTATGTCTGAGCGTTTGCCGCTGTCTGCATACGCATATTAACATTGAGATATAAAGTATTGCTGCCGCTCATTGATGTGCTGTTTTGCGCTCTGACAGAAACTTTGTAAGTGCCATTGCTCTCGGCTGCAAATCTTATCTTTTCGTCTGTGTTGCTGTAGCGTCCGAAATTGTCTTGCTTGAAAGTTGAAAGCGTATGTGTGACAGTGCTGCCGTTTGGCTTTTCAATGATGACTGCAAGCGTCGTAACGTATGCGGTTGGATAAACACTACCTTGAGCGGAAAAGATGACATTGAATTTGTCAACGTCCAGAGTGTCGTATTTGCTCATTACAAATGACTGTTGCGCTGTTGTTAAATCCCAACTGCTTGCAGTTCCGCTATTGCTCAAATTATAATAGTTGTAACTGTCATTTGCGATTGCACTGATTGAGTCTATTACGTCACTCTGAATGTTTACGCGCGGCACATTATCAGCGTCATAAATCGTAAAGCCACTATTATTTGAGTCGTACAGATTCAAATTGCCATTGATGACAGTATTTGCGGCTGTCAGAGTGATTTTCTGATTGACAATGTCAATACCCGTAGGACCGAGACTGCTGTTTATACGTGCAATGATTGCGTCTTCGTCAACACTCATTTGAGTGATTAAGTCTTCAACTGTTGTGCCGCTTGTGACTTTCAGATTGCCGCGTATATTATTGCCGTTCGCTGCAAACCACGTATATTTGTGACTACTTAGATTAAAGTCATTGATACCGACGTACTGAGCCATTGACGGTGCTTTGACTGTACTGTCTGGCGATTTGTACGCGCTTAGAATGATTGCAGATTGTCTTTCGTTGTCATCTGTACCACGATAACCTAATTGCATTATCTCGTCACCAACTTCTGGCACTGAGTCACCGTCTTTGACAGAGTCAGAAACGACTATATAATTACAGTCTTTCGTCTCTCCGTTTATCGTTGTACTTTCCTCTCCTACTGCTGTAACCAATCGCCAATAATATCTGTTAGAAACGTTATGAGATACACCCGTCTGAGCGTTGAAAGACTGACAGATTACTTGGTCGTTAACAGCAAACTCGTTTGCAATCGCTTTCGCTCTGTCATTGTCTTCTTTTCGCCAATATAATTTGTAACCACCGCTGACACTTGTGACTTTATCAATCTGAGCGTTTGCAGCACTCAAAATGACTGTACCGCCAACAGATTTCAGTTTGTCAATGATTAACTCAAAGAAATGAGCCGAGCCAGTGACAGTGAGATTGTGCGTGTTTATGTCGTGGCAGTCCAGATCTGACGCAAATATTTCTTTCCATCTCTTTGCAGCACTGCCGAGACTGTACAAGTTTGTCTGTCTTGGCTCAATGTCTTCTGTTTCGACGTAATGCAAAGAACTGTCACCGTCAACGTTCAAATTACCGTCTGCAAAGATGCTGCCGACGTTGTTCAAATCACCGCTGATGTCTTCTGTATCGTCAAAGTATTGCCCCCAGATATTGACGGGCTGAAACGATGCAGCACTGTTGCTTTTTGATGTGCTTTTATTGACTGTCACCGAGCCGTTATTATCTCTGAGAAATCTGTTGCGGTATCTGTGCGGTATCTGTGAAACTTCTATCTGCATACTTTTATTAAATCTCGTTTGATGTGATATTGACAGTGTTCTGACTGACATTGTACGTTGCTGATGTAGTCACTAACTGTTTTGTGCTGCCACCGATTGACTCTGCAATCGGCTGAAATGGGTGTATCTCTGTCGATTGATTGTGTACGTCTCGACTAAATATGAATTTCGGCTGTTTGTAATAGTTGACGAGACGCTGCACCAATCTTTCTTCTGGCTTCTTTTGACTGCTGCCGAAAGTGAGTGAATTGATGTATTTAAATTGACCGTCAGACTGCCCGATGACATAACTGTAGGACGTTGCCCAATCATTTTGAGTGTTAACTCTTAACTCGATGTCTTCAAGTTCTTTGCAATAGTTTTCGTCAACTGTATTTGAATAGATAGTGTCAGGGTCTATGTTTGACGGGTGGTAAATGTCTGCTTGTGCTGATGACTTGCTATAAGCAATTGACAAATCAGATATATGTATTGCTCTCAGTGTAGTATTTGCAATGTCAGTACGTGGCTGCGGATTTGTGCCGAGTTTGCCACAAGCAAATATCTGAAAATTGAGTTGTCCGTACATTGTATAATCGTCTGGGCACTTGATTGCAAGTCCTTCTGCTGATGACTCGACAATCTGCATTTTATAACTAACAGTGTTAGTCAGTGAATATTCAACGTCATAAATTGGCTCGGTCGTTTTGTTCTGATGAACAAGAAAGAAACTGTCACCGTAATATAATTCGTTATAGAAATCTGCAGGGATATACACTTGTGCGCCACCGAGATTGTTATTATAAACATAATTTGCGTTTGCATAGGCGCAATCGCCTCTTTCTTTCTGACCGCTGAATGAATTATAATAGTCTTCTGTGACGTAGTCCCAGAGATTATAAGTGCTGTTCCACGTCCTAAACCAATGGCGCGTTGTGCCTGCACCATCCCAACCCCAACCGCTGTAAGTGTTTAAATAATATGTTTGACGCGCTTGCAAGTCTGCAATCAGTCCCCATTCTGCACCGTTGTAATAATAATCGCCAATCGTCAGTTTTGCTTGAAACATTGTATTATCTGGCCAACCTGCTGCACCGACATAGTCAGTGTTTGACGTCCACGTCAAATCTGAGCAACTGCCAAACGTTTGTGCGCTGTCATACATTGATTTGACTGCTGAGTGAGCGCGTATGTCTGTCGAAAACTTGTATTTCATATTTACAATAAGATAGCCACCGTCAAGTATCATTGTCTTCGGTGTGTTCAGCGTTAATTGTGGCAGATTTGCATAAAACCCGCTTGATGTCGCTGTCATCGTTATATATAATTTTCGATTAAGACTTGCTGGCTCGCCGTCTGCTGTTTTATAGTCTGCAACGTTCTGCCAAAATATACCGCCAATGATAGAATCTCGATTGCTCAAAGTCACTTCGTCAATTTCTCCAGACTGATTGTACGGCTTTGTGTAGTCCCAATTTTGTTTTGACTTGAAAAAGCCACTCACAAGTTTGTAAGCGGTGCCGTCTGGTGCGCTATAGTCTTCTTCGTATTGACAGTTAGGGTCTGCATTTTGATTGATAATATCATCTTCATCGTCTTGCTCTGGCAGAATATTGTCAAGAGGATTGTTATTTGCGATTACAGTCACTTTGTTATAAACCCCGCCAAGAGAGACAGTCACATTTGAGCCGCTTTGTCCGATTTGAGATGTTGTCTTGATTGGCAGTGTGAGCGTCACGTTTGCGCCCTGCTGCCAAGTGTTGCTGCTGTACGTGTAATGTGTCAGCGTATAAGCACTGTTTAACTTTTCAGTGCTGATTGCATAGAAAGCATTTTTGTATTGTATGAGCGTCAGTCCGAGATACTGCATAATACTGCTGACTACTTCGTCACACTTCATTGCTTCTTCTTTCTCGTCAAAGAAATTGCGCTCTTTGATATACAGATTGTCAAGTATTGGACTGCTGCCATTTATTGCAATCGTACTATCGACGTATAAGTCTGTAATAACGTGGTTTGTGTCAACTGCATCAAAGCAATGTGAAAGCACATCTAAGAAACTGAAAATGCCTACTGAGTCAGTCTTGTCAATGTATGTATAATCGACGTTTTCTAATTGTGCAACAGTGTCGATTGCTTCAATCGTCAGTGTGTCGTAATTTCCTTGATAACTCTGTGTGTAGACGTTTGGCTGTACATAGCCAAACCAAAACAAAGAACTATTTTTGTACAGTTTGACGCTCACACTGTTGAGAGTGCCAGAAAACATTGACGGTATAATGTCAGAGACAAACAGATTGACACTCGCTCTGCTTGGTCGTAAAGCGTCAAATATGCTTTCGCCGCTGTACTCAATAGTCATTGCGTTAGACAGCAACTTTACTTCAGTGCTGCCACTGCCTGACGTTTGAATTTCAAGACGCAAAGAGTTATTATCTAAATCTTTAAAGTCGCTGTAATATGTCATCTTAGTTTATTTGATACCTATATTTTTTCCGACTGCTCGCTGCTGCTTTGCATAATTGCTGAAAGCGAGATACAAATCTGCACCACGTACAACAGCACCGACGTACTGCATTTGACCGCTCTGACTTGCAACAGAGCCACCGTCTAACAGACGCATAAATCTTGATTGGTCTGATTGCGTGAGGACTGCTTCACCAGAGTTTACACGTATAATCTGGGAGTCACCGACGTAACTGCCACCGCTGACGATACCGCCCTGGGCATAGCCCGAAAGACTGTGAATCTGAGCAATGACACTTGCAACTGTTGCAAGTCCAGAAATAGCAAAGCCGAGCATACCCCAACCAGTTGACGTGACTGTAGGGCTGGCCGCTGCTTGTGTGTATGCAGAAATGATTGACGCGATTGCTTGTGCAATGATACCCGCAATGTTCAACTCAGGTGACTTGAAACTGCTGCCGAGTGCGCTGAAAGCACCTCCGACCTCGCCGACCATGCTGCTGACTTTGCCCCATTGCTCTGCATTTTCTTGTATGCGTTTGTTTTCGTCTGTGACTGTCTTTGCTGTCTCTGCAAGTTCTGCTTGCTGAGTCTTGACGCTTTCAATCTCAGTGCCGATTGCATCGTAAGAGTCAGCACCTTTTTCACCGAGTTTCGCGTACTCTGCTTGTAAGTCTTGCAGTTGCTTAATGAGACTGTCGTTATAGTTCATTTGCTGCTATATGTACGACAAATCGCGCTCGCCGTTTGGCTTATCATTTCCGACTGCAACGTCAAAACTGCTGAAAGTCTGCTGACGTGCTATCTTAGCGTTTTTCTCATTGAGCGTCTGCAACTGCTTTGAGATTTTGTCATCTGGCACGTACAAACCAAGTTCGATTTTCTTTGCTTCGATTGCTTTTGACAATGTCTCGACTTTCTGCTGATAGTCTGTCGGAGTCAGAGCGATTAAGCCGTCTTTATATTTTGATTGCAGAGTGCTCAACTGATTTTCTAAGTCACTGAGACTGCCCGCTGCAAATGACGGTTTGCTGCTTGTGTCTGACTTCGTCGTTTTTGAAACAGCACTGTTTAAAACAGGTACGTCGCTTTCTGCTGCTATTGCTTTCTTAACTTTCTCAATCTCTGCTGCATTTGCTGCAAGTTCTGTGTCTATTTTCTGTATAGAAACAGCGTTGCTTGTATTGCTGCCGTTGTATAGACTTGCACCCGATTCACTGAAAACCCATTTGCCCGCTGAATTGACAGAGCCGTAACGACTATTGCGAAAACTTGCATCTTTAATTTCGTCACCCGCTTTCGCGCTTCGTCCAGATCTGGCCGCGTCTGCTGAAATTGCGGCTGATGTACTCTCTTTTTTGTCAAGCAATTCAATTTGCTTTCTGTACAGTTCTGTCAGTTGTGCAACTCTGGCGGCTGCTTTCGCACGTCTGACAAACGACTGTACAACTGCATCTGTATTTGAGTTAAAGACTCGCTCTGCATCTGCAACACTGTTGACAGAAAGATTTAGATTATCAAGTTCTGATTTGTTCTTCTTAATCCACTCGACTTTCTGCTGTTCTGATGTGAGAGACTGCCACTGAGTTTGCAGTTTCGTGTACTTCGTCATCAAGTCGCTGTAAGTATTAGACAGTGTTGACGTGTACGTCTCTGCAAGTTTCTGTTGCAACTTCATTTCTGCTGTCAGAGTCTTTGTCTCGTCTGCTGCTTCTTTGCTCTTACCAGAGAAAGCAAATAAAGCACCTGCAACAGCCGCCACCGCTGTAGCAAGCAAGACGTATGGATTTGCTTTCGCCACTGCATTTAAAGCGGCCTGCGCCACTGTAGCGGCTTTTACTGCAACAGTTCCGCGTGTCTCTGCTGCTGTTCTGATTGTGATTGCTGCTGTCAGTGCTGCTTCTTGTGCTTTTCTGACTCCAAGCATCAAAGCCGATTGCGCTTGCAGAGCGTTAATCACTTTGACTGATGCTGCACTGACAGTTTGTATTAGTATAAGTTTCTTGATTGCGCTTTCAAGTTTCTCAGTGCTGCCACCGCATAACTCTGTAATCGCGACAAAAGCACTCATTGACGTGCTGACTGTCTCAATGCCCGCTGTCAATGCTTCTGTCTTGAATGAGTCTGATGACAGTTGCTTGATTTCTGCTGCTGTGTCTGCAATCTGGTCTTTAAATTCAGCCGCTTTTGCTTTCGCTTCGTCAAGTTGCTTTGCGAGTGCTGCACCGAAATCACTTTTTCGCTGTTCGTCAGACAGAGACTTGTACGTCATTTCAAGCGAAATGACTTCTTTTGACAGTTCTGTCAACTTACGCTTGTAATTGGTGATGCTGCCAGCAACTTTTGCAAACTGTGACGCTTGCTCGCCGACTGACTTTCCAAAGTCTGAGACTGCTTTCTTGTCAGCGTTTATCTATTGTTTAAGATTGCCGTCGTTTAACGACAAATCGACTTTCAAGTTTGCCATATTATGTGTATGAGTGTATTATTGTTTGTCTGTCATTGTCTGCTGACTATTGATGTAGTCTTCAAGTATCTTTGACTGCTGCTGCATCTGTTCAAAGTCTTCTTTCGTCATCTGTTCTGCTTCTGACTCGTCAAACGGTAGTCTGTACACATCTGTCAGTTTCAGTTTCTTTCTGCTGTTGACTTGACAAGTGATAAACGAGTTAATGCGGAGTGCTTCCCAGATTGAGCGGTCTGCAAATTGAATATTATCAAGTATGTCTTGCAGTTCTGTCAAAAGCATTTCGTTAAGAAAGTATGAGACACTGCAAATCTTATATTCAAAGCAGAGCAAGCGAAAGTAATAATGTGCTCTGCATTTTATTTCTTTTTGCTTCGACTGACTTTTTTTTTGCTCTCGGACTGTTGCTCTGGCTCTGCTTTCTTTCTCAGATTCAAGACGCTCTGCTGATAATCGCTGTACCATTCTATAAAGTCGTAAAAGGCAGTCGGATTGTCAGATACCCAATCAAGAAAATCGTCAAATTTCAGTGTCTCGTCTTTAGTCAGAGCAATGATTGTGCAAAACATATATTGCAGCCACTCACTTTCTGTTTGCGCTGTGAATGTCTTACCCGTCGCGTCTTCGAAAAGCATATCAGCACGAAAACTAAATTTCAACTGAATTTCATTGTCTTTGTAATTGATTGTCATTGTCTTTATGTCGTTTATTTCTGTATTTATCACAATAAAGAAAGAGTGACAAAGACTGTCACTCTCACTTAAAAATCAAGCAATCAGAAAAAACACTATTAAGTGTAACTCTTAGGTGTTGCAGGTGCTGTCGTTAGCAGACTGCCGCTGCCCGTAAATTCTACGTCCATTGTGCAAGTTTCTCCGTCGTTGGCGGTGATTGACGCTGACGTAACAATTGCGTCACCGTAGCGAACAAACTGAGTGCCGACCGTCCAAGCGACATTTGTGCTGATGTCAGTGACAGACTTCAAACCGTCCTGCCACTTGTTTTCTGCAATCGTTGCGAAAGCGATTGTGTACGGCTGCCCCGTCTGAGCCATACCCATAACTTTTGCTGCGTTATCGGCTGTAAACAGCATTGAGCCGCTGCAAGACCAATTTGAGCCAGTAGTTTCTGTCAGAGGGTGGCGCCCCATATCTTTGCTGCTGATTGTCTGTGTTTCATTTGAAACTTGCAGACTGTTTGCTGTCGAATGGCCGAAAGTTACATACTTGGTGCCATTGTGATAAAACAATTGCAACTGATTTCCGTTTGTCATAATATATTACGATTATTTAAATTTTATACTTTTATCTATTTATCAGCGTTAAAAAGCACTGATTTTCACATTGAAAGAAAGACGCTGCACAAAGACGTTTTCGATCTGGTCTTCTGTCGCGCCGCTGAGTCTGATTTCACTGATAAAGATGTCATCGTCTCTGTACGCTTTATCATCAAGCAACTCTCTGACTGCTTCTGCAATTTCGACTGTCTGGCCGTAGTCATCTGACACACAAATGATGGTGACTTCTGTACGGTCTTCAACCCAACCGTCTTTGCTGTAATCAGACGTAATATTTGAGTGCATAAACGAGATATAAGGAAATATCGTCGGTGCTAATATAAGCGGTCTGATGTTCTGCACTTCTACAAGTGCCGTCACTGCTTCTGATTCTGTCAGAAACTTATTGATGTATTTGTTAATCGAAAGTGCATTTTTCATCGTCTTTATTTCGGTGCATTTTTGCTGAGTAAGTCATTGATGACTTTATCAAGCGAAACAGCCAGATTTGACATTGCTGTTTGTGCTTGCTGAAAGTAATTGAGTGCTTTGATACGTCCGAGCGGTTTTCCTTTCTTGTAAGTTCTGCCGAGACTGTCAGTATATTCACTTTTTGTCTCTCTGGCTTGTGTGCCGCCCTCAAAGAAACGCGCTCTGAAAGTACCAGAGTCTTTTGAGCGAACACCCAAGACGTGTACTTTCGTGCTGACTGTGTCACCCTCGACTTTTATTTTTGAGATTCTGACAGCATCAATCAGTTTGTCTTTGTAACCGTGCTGACTGCTTCGTGATGCTGTCGGCATTGTTGACTTAAAATAATTCTTTGCTGTCTCTTTGTAGTCTCTGGCCACAGTTCCGAGTGCTCGTTTGTACAAGTCTGTACATTGGTCTGACGTAAAGAAACTGAGCATTTCTTCAACTGCTTCTGTCTCTGCATAGATTCCGACGTTCTGCTTGTTATGTACAGACTTTCTTGTGCTGTAACTGCTATGTCTTGACGAAAAATCACTCATTTATTAACTCAGTAACTAACGTTTGACTATTTGCCCGCTTGTCGGGATTTATAGATATAATTCTGTACGTCTAATTATAATATTTGATTCTGTCTGTCGGTCTTATATTGTGATAGTATCTGATAATAAACTCAACTGTCTCGGCAAAGAATACTTCTTGCACATCGACTGTCTTGCTACCAGACATATATCTGACTGCTGCTTTCGTCTTAGCGTATGTCTGCCAAGACTCTTTATCAATGCCGTACTCGTCACGCTCTTTGATTGAGCGCAATATTTCAATATTTTCGTTTAAACTGCCTGCTCTCATACTCCGAAACTTGTGTCAAAAGCATAACTTTTATATGGCTTGTAATAAGCAAATCTAAACTCACCTATTTTTCGTAAAGTTAACCAACCAGTTTTATTTTTCTCTTTTTTTAATCT